GCAAGACGATGCACCCGGAGGACGTTGCGTCCGCCCGCTTTCAACTCGGCAACTTCGTCAAGGGGCCGATCTTCCCCGCCATCCTCGCAATGGCAGAGGAGAATAATCGGCTCAGGGTGGCGTTGCACGAGATCGACATCGAGGCCGCTAACACGATTCCGCCCGATGGTGCCGAAGCTGGTTTTGCGGCCTTGGAGCGCATCGTCCGCATCATAAACCCATTCAGGTTGACCAGCGCCAAGCCGTGAACGCCCACACCTCCATCACTCCGGGCGTGGGCCATAACGGCGGCCCGGAGATCACCGCCGAGACAATCAAGCCGCAGCCCGGCCCGCAGACCGCGTTCCTGTCCTCGCCCGCCGACATCGTCATCTACGGCGGTGGCGCAGGCGGCGGAAAGACTTGGGGCCTGCTCATGGAGCCGCTGCGCCATGTCAGCAACCCCGGCTTCGGTGCAGTGTTCTTCCGGCGCTCCACGGTCCAGATCCGCAACGAGGGCGGCCTATGGGACGAGAGCACCACGCTTTATCCCCTGCTGAACGCGGAGCCGAAGGAGCACACGCTCTCGTGGACGTTCCCGACCGGGGCCAGTGTCAGCTTCGCTCACCTGGAGCATGATAAGACCCGCTTCAACTGGCAGGGCTCCCAGATCCCGCTCATCTGCTTCGACGAGCTCACGCACTTCACGCCCACCCAGTTCTGGTACATGGTCAGTCGCAACCGCTCGATGTGCGGCGTCCGTCCCTACATCCGCGCGACCTGCAACCCCGATGCGGACAGCTGGGTTGCCGACCTTATCGCATGGTGGATCGATCAGGACACGGGCCTGCCGATCCCGGAGCGCTCCGGAAAGCTGCGGTGGTTCGTGCGCGTAGGTGAAGATCTGCGGTGGGCTGACGATCCCGCCGAGCTTGAGCAATGCACCATGCTCAACGACGCGGGCGAGAGCGTGCCAATACCGCCGAAGTCGCTGACGTTCATCCCCGCCAAGCTGACCGACAACAAGGCGCTGATGGCCGCTGATCCGGGGTACATGGCGTCGCTGCTGGCCCTGCCGCTGGTCGAGCGAGAGCGCCTGTTGGGTGGCAACTGGAAGATCAGGCCCGCCGCCGGGCTCTACTTCCAGCGCGCCTGGTGCCGGGTGGTAGATGCGATCCCTGCCGGAACAGTGTTTGGCCGCGGCTATGACCTTGCCGCTACGCCGCCGACGCCGGACAATCCTGATCCTGATGCCACGGCCTCGGTCAAAATCGGGCGATCTCCGGACGGGAGGTACGTCGTGGCCGACTGCCGCACTATCCAGACTACGCCAGCGGGCGTAGAGCGGTTCATCCTCAACACCGCCTCAGAGGACGGCGTAGCGGTGGAAATATCGCTGCCGCAAGATCCAGGGCAGGCCGGCAAGAGTCAGGTCGCGCAGATGGTGAAGATGCTCAGCGGGTACAATGTACGGTCATCTACCGAGACGGGAGACAAGGTTACGCGCTTCGGGCCGTTTTCTGCGCAGGCCGAGGCTGGAAACGTGGACGTTCTGCGCGCTCCTTGGAATGAACAATGGTTCACTGCCCTTGAGAGCTTTCCCGTGTCTAAGCATGATGACGAGGCGGATGCTACTTCTAGGGGATTCGAGATCGTCTCGCTTCGTCAGGCATCCGCCTTTGACGTTCTTTAATTGGGGCAATGAATGGACTTTTATGACAGGTCTGGAGGCGTCGTATGCTATTTGCACGATGCCGAGCATATCTATCTGTGGTCAGGTCGATGTGTCGGATACATCAAAGATGGCAAAGTATGGAGTATGCCCGGACGATTTCTCGGATACTTCGAAAACGGGTGGTTATACGACCGCCAGAACCGCCCCGCGTTGTTTAGTTCAGGCGCCACAGGAGGGCCGGTCAAGCCGGTGAAGCGGGTAAAGCCGGTCAAGTCCGTAAAGCAGGTGAAGCCACTCAAGGGTGTGCGGCAAGTGGCACCTGTCAAGGCCATCCGGCAAATAACATGGTCTCCAGTCAGTGGAGCGGCCTACTTCGCGCAATAGCCTCGGCCGTCCGTAGCAATCCCACGGTGCCCAGCCCCATCTCGGCAGCATGGGCACCGTCTCTCCAATCCGCAGCTTCTTCGACGGCCTGGCGAACGTCCTGACCGGCCGGGGCACCACCGTCGACCGCTCCACCCATAACTTCTGGGTGAACCGCTGCCTCACGACAGAGCAGATCGAGGCGGCCTATCGCACCTCGTGGATGGTCGGCCAGATCGTCGATATCCCCGCGCACGATCAGACCCGCGCCGGGCGCGACTGGGACGCGACCGACGAAGAGATCGAGAAGATAGAGGCTGAGGAAAAGCGCCTCGAATACTGGGCTCGGGTCCGCAAGGCGCTGACATACGGGCGCCTCGGCGGCGGTGCCATCTTCATCAATCTGGGCGATGATCCCTCATTGCCCCTGCCGGCCACCATCCGGCCCGAGCAAATTATCAGCCTGATTCCGCTTTACCGGTCCGAGCTGACGGTCGGCCAGCCCGTCGATAACGTCCTGGATCCAGCTTTCGGACAGCCCTCATCGTTCCGCTTGAATACGGCAGCACAGCCTCTGATCGATCCAAGCCGCCTCGTGTTCTTCAAGGGCCGCGACGTTCCGAGCTTCAGCGGCTCGACCACATGGGAAGACAAGTTCTGGGGCGATAGCATCGTTCAGACCGTGAATGATGCTGTGCAGGACGCCACGACGGCCACCGGCGGTTTTGCGAGCCTCATTGATGAGGCGAAGGTCGACGTCTTCTTCCTGGACAAGTTGGCCGAGACCTTGGCGCAGCCGGGAGGAGAGGCGAAGGTCAAAGCCCGCATCCAGATCGCCACCACTGAGAAGTCCATGCACCGCTCGGTCACGCTGGATGGGAACGACAAGTGGGAAACCCGCACGCTCAATTTCTCGGGTGCGAAGGACATCATCACGACGTACCTGTCCATCGTGGCAGGCGCGGCCGATATCCCGGCCACCCGCCTGCTCGGCAAGTCGCCCGACGGCATGAACAGCACCGGTGAGAGCGACCTCACCAACTATTACGACAGCATCTCGGCGCAGCAAGATGACGACCTGCGGCCAGCGCTTGACCGGCTCGACATGGTTGTCCTGCCAAGCGCTGGCGTCAAAGCCGACCTGACCTGGCGGTTCTCGCCGATCCGCACGCTCACCGAACAGCAGGCGGCCGAGGTCGAGAACAAGGAAGCCGACACCCTCTCGAAGCTGGTCAACACCGGCCTGTTCCCTGACAGCGCGCTGGCGAAGTCGGCGGCCAACCGCATGATCGAGTCCCAGCGCTGGCCAGGCTTCAAGGATGCCTTGGACAAGGCTGAAGCGAACGGCGAGGAACCTGAGGGCGACGAATCCGAGCTGGGCATTGTGCCCACAGGAGCGGAAGGAGGTGATCCTTCATCTGCCGGCGGCGGGACGAATGCGCCCGCCCGCCGTGCCGCCAATGATGCGGCGCCACGTACGCTTTACGTCAGCCGTAAGGTGCAGAACGTCGAAGCTCTCCAGGCATGGGCCAAGAGCCAGGGGCTGCCTGAGCTGCAAGACGATCTGCACGTCACCATCGCCTACAGCACCGCGCCGGTGGACTGGATAAAGATGGGTGCTTCGTGGTCCGACTACGATGGAAAGGGCGCGGGGAACATGGTCGTCACCGCCGGCGGACCGCGTGTGGTCGAGCCGCTTGGCAATCGGACCGCCGTGCTGATGTTCGCATCGTCTGACTTGTCGTGGCGGAACCGTGAGATGCGCGAGGCTGGCGCATCGTGGGATTGGGGCGACTATCAGCCGCATATCAGCCTGACTGGTGATCCCGTTGATCTTGCCAAGGTTGAGCCATATCGCGGAAAGATCGTTCTTGGTCCGGAGATCTTTGAGGAAATCCGCAGCGGGGGCGAGTGATGCCCTACGACCTCACCCACATGGCGCGGCAGAAAGGCGTTCGGCGCAACCTGACGCTTCGGCCGATCGAGCCCACGCAGGCGAATGCGAACAGCTTGGCAGGCCTCTACCTCGCGGTCCTGAAGGCGTGGAACCCGTCAGCCATCCTCGCCGGGTACGATCCTCCGGCGAAAGGCGTGTCGGATGCTCTCGTGCTAGATGCCCCGTCAGACCAGACGGTCGCAATTCAGCAGGCCGAGAGCGAGGTTTCCCGCCTTATCCTCGAATTCACATCGGGCCTGCGCGCCTGGGTGCTTCGGGTCGAGCGCTGGCATGAGGCGAAGTGGTCTGCGGCGGTCCAAGCCGGTGCCGGCGTCGATGTCGCTAGCCTGCTCAACTTCGGTGAGGTGTCGGAGACGATCGACGTGTTCATTGACCGGAACGTGGCATTGGTCCGCAATGTCTCGGACCAATTGCGCGGCCGCATATCCGATGCCGTCTACCGCGGCTATCAACAGCGCCTGCCGGTGCGCGAGGTCGCGAAGGAAATCAGCGATGCAACCGGCCTGGCCCGCAAGCGCTCGGTCCGCATCGCCTCCGACCAGAACAGCAAGATCAGCGCGGCCCTCGATCGCAACCGGCGCGACGAGGCGGGCGTGTCGATGTTCCGATACCGCCATTCGGGCAAGCTGCACAACCGGCCATGGCACAAGGCGCGGGACGGCAAGATCTACGACAGCGCGACCGGACGGCAGGTCGAGCCCGATGGCGCGAAGATGGACGGCGGAGACGTGATCGCGGCCGACGACCGGCCCGGGATGCCGCCTTGGTGTGGATGTAGGGAGGCTGCGTACCTCGCAATAATGGCCGAACTCGGCATCTAATGTTGGCGGGAATATGCCGATTCTGCTATGCTAAATGCGAGCCGATCCGGGAGGTCTAGACCCGAACCGGCTCTAACCAAACGAAAGGTGATTTTCGCTATGGCTATGAAGCCTCTATCTGAACGCCTAGGGGGCGTCACGCGATTTGGCATGCTGAAGGTGCTACGAGAAGCCCCGCCCGTCTACAAGCCGTACGGCAGGATGCGGAAGGCGTTTGTCTTGTGCGACTGTGGGGCAGAAACGATTGCCGATGTCGGAGATCTACTCAAAGGAGGAACTACATCTTGCGGCTGCATGCGCTCTACCAGGGCGGCCAAGCTAAGAGACGTGAGCTTGAAGCACTCCCATACGTGGGCAGGCGGGAAATCCCCGGAATATCGCATATGGCAGAGTATGAAAACTCGCTGCTTCAATCCGAAGCACGTCAAGTTCTCAAACTATGGCGGCCGAGGAATCACGGTATGTCAGCGTTGGAAAGATAGCTTTCCCGCTTTTTTAGAGGACATGGGTTTGAGGCCGGACCCGAGCCTAACCCTCGACCGCATCAATAACGACGGGGATTATGAGCCCGCGAACTGCCGCTGGGCTACAGCAAGCGAGCAAAACAGTAACAGGCGCCCACGAAATCGACCCTAACCGTCCGTAGAGACTAGCCATGCCGCGTATCACAACGCGGCATGGTCACGCTCTGCGACACCCTCGACGCCTCCACGACCGCCCGCATTTGCGCGGATGGTTCACTCGTCGCCGAAGTGCGCGGCGCTCGCACCGGCATTCAGCTCTACAGCAAGTCTGACACCGGCGCCCCGGCGGACTTCGCCGGCGACAGTGTGCGCGTTTACCGGCCCGCCGAAGAGGTTTTCAGCCGCGACAGCCTGGCCTCGTTCGCCGCGGCGCCGGTAACGATCAATCACCCCTCCGAAATGGTCGATGCTTCCAATTGGAAGCGCCACGGCGTCGGCGAGATCAATGGCGACATCGCCCGCGATGGTGAGTTCGTCCGCGTCCCCCTGATCGTGCGCGATGCCGCGGCGGTCGAGAAGGTCCGCACCACCCACAAGCAGCTTTCGATGGGCTACACCTGCACGCTCGATTGGACCCCCGGCACTACGCCGAGCGGCGAGGCCTACGATGCTGTGCAGCGCGAAATCCGCATCAACCACATCGCCGCAGTTCCTGCCGCTCGGGGCGGGCCGGAACTCAAGATCAGCGACGAACGCACGCCGCTTCATCTTCTGACAGACGGCATCGGCGACGCCAAGGCGTGGCTCAAAAAGGCCATAGCCCTCCACAAAAAGCACATGGACGGCACAGCGCCCACAACCGGCCCTGCCGGAGAAAAAAGCCAGATGCTCATGATGGAGCAGATGGAGAACGCGTTGGCCGCGCTCGACGGTGAATCTCCGGCGAGCCGGATGAAAATGGACTTTAACCCCAAGGAGCCTCCCATGAAGATCAAGATCGGCGATGCCGAAGTCGATGCGACGAACGGTGAGGCCGTTCGGATCGCGGTCGATGGCCTCAACACCAAGCTGGCAGACGCGCAGACCCGCGCGACCAAGGCGGAAACTGACCTCGCGGCAGCAACCACCGCCGTAGCGGCCAAGGATGCCGAGATCGTCACGCTCAACCAGAAGCTGGCGGATTCGGAAATCACCCCCGCTAAGCTGCGTGATGCCGCCAAGGCCTACGCTAACGTCTGCGGCAAGGCCAAGGCCGTCGGCGTGACGTTCGCCGAAGACGCCGACAGCGATACCATCATGAAGGCCGTCGTCGATGCCAAGATGGGCGACGCCGCCAAGGGCTGGAGCGCCGATCAGATCGCCGCCTCGTTCGCCGTTCTGACCAAGGACGCCAAGTCGGAAGCTCCCGCCTTCGATGGCGCTGCCTTCAAGGGCGGTATCCGCAACCTGGGCGACGCTCAGGCGGCCGAGCATCAGGCCTGGGCCGACAGCAACGACCACAACGCCTGGCGCCGCCAGAGCGCGGCATAAGGGAGGGACTGACCATGCCTTTGCAGACCGCCTACACTCAGTTCCAGCCCGAGGCTTTCGTCGGCATGCTGGGCAACATGGAAGAATGGAACGGGCTGACCCGCACCGCTTCCGCCACCATCGCCTTCGGTGCCCCGGCCCAGCGCAACGGCGACGCCGGCTGCTCGCCTCTCGTTTCGGGTGGAGAGTTTCTCGGCATCGCGATCGGCCGCCACGTCATCACGGCAACGAACGCCGACAGCTACGGCCAGTACGACAACGTGCCGCTCGCCGACGAGGCAGGCCGCATCCGCGTTCTCGCCGATGCTGCGATCGCCGTTGGCGCCGCCCTTCGCTGGAACACGGCCACGGGCCGCTACACCACCGCCGCCGCGTCCGGCACCGTCATCGATGTGCCTGGCGCCGAGGCCGACACCGCCGCCGCTGGCGCAGGATCGCAGTTCTGGCTGCGCCTCCGCCGCATTCCGTCGTAAGGGGAACCTGAGTAATGAACATGCAGTCTTTCGGGTTCGGCCATAACGGCGGCCCTGCCATGACCCTCGATGCGCAGCAGGCGCAGTTCGGGTTCGTCGTCAATCAGGCCTACTCGATCAACGCGCAGGTCTATGCCATCCGCTACCCGGATCTCGACTTCGGCCGTCTGGTCTATGTCGATTCCTCGGCTCCCGAGTGGACCCCGGGCATCATCACCTTCCTCTCGAACA